TTAATGCTTGATAAAGTTCTTCCTGCGTCATTTTAACCACCGTTTTCGATTACTTTTTTGAGTTCGTCAGGCAATTTTGCACCGTGCTTGTCATACGCCGGACGTAAATGCGGAAAAGCCCGTACACGACCACCATTTACTTTGGCATGGCCAAACTCAAGTAAGTGCACACGACGATAATGCTTCTTGTTCCAAATGATTCGCCGCGTCACTCCGTATCCGTCATCTTTTGTGATCGTGAACGTCTTTGCATATTCACCCGTCCGTTTCGGAGCAAGTGCTTGTGCTTCTTTTAAGACTTCCCTAGCTGTCTTGTCAACCGCTTTCCGCACGCCGATTTCAACGTCTTCTGTGTATTCCTTGATCGCCGATACCAACTCGTCAGCTAGGCGATCGATCGGGATATTTACCATCCGCCGCCACCCTTTCCGTCGCAATAATCGTCAACGTTTTCTTGCCTTCATCGTCGTTTAGAACACTCTGTATATCAAACATCCGCCCGTTATAATCAATCTTCATTGTCTCGTTAATGTTCGGTGTATACCGGACGATAAAACGGTATGTCCTTTCCGCCTGTACCGCTGCTGCTGAAAAATATTCCCTGCCACTCACAGTTTTTATTGCCGCCCAGCAAGTGCGGATTGGTTGCCATTCTTCGATTGTATTTCCGATTTCGTCTTGTGTCGTAACCAACTTCATCAAGGTTATCTTGTGTCGAAATTGTCCAGGATTCATACCGTCTCACCGCCGTATGCGTATGTGAGCTGGGCTAGGATACTTTGTAAAATCAGACGTACTTGGTCAGAGGCGCGCCCAACCAATTCCCTGTTTTCATACCAATCGGCGATTAATGTCATACAGAACAGCTTGGCAAGGTGATTCGTCGAATTGTATGTGATTCCTGTGGCGTTTTTTAAGTACTCCTCTGCCGCCGCAATCAACATGCTAATTGTCGCGTCATCATCGCTAAAATCCACCCGTAGCCACGTTTTCACTTCGTCTAAAGAAACGATCATTCTTTCACCTTCGTTTCTTTAGCCTTCTTCACTTCCTCTACATACCCAAACCGAATGAGTTTTTCAGCTAGATTTTTCGGCAAAGTAACCTCTTCGTCTTTTTTCAAGTCATAGCCGATGCCAACGCAATCAATGAGAGCCTTTACCTTCATGTCATCACCCCTTTAAAAGAGGGGATTGCTCCCCTCATTAAGCAAGTTTTACCTCACCGAATACAAACGCTTCATCGTCGCGCATTTTTACATCCATACGCTCGATAGCACGCCATAACGTAGCGTCAGTTTCGAACGCGTCCATAGCGACATTCGAAGACATGATTTCTGTGCGCTGACGATCGAACATGACAACCGCTTCTTTCAAGTCACCTACAATGATTGGTGCAAATTGCGCACCTGCGCCGCTGTCAACCCGGTTAGCTAAGACTTTATTCGACACGATCACAACCGGCAAACCGAGAAGCTGGCGGCCAGTCGGCGAAGAAATGGACGGTTGTAACAAGTATTGGCCGTTTTGGTCTTTCAGCGTATCGAGCCAGTTATAAGCATCTTGGTTGACGATAACGCTAGAAGTCGAACGGAAAACAGGGTCTAATTGAACGTTGACGACTTGTTTCAATGCGTCAAGGTTAGCGATAGCTGTTTTCGCTTTCGTACCTAACAACGAAACAATTAAATTGTTGCGTGTTACGCGGGATTCGTCGCCAATCCAGCGAACCAACGTATTGACAATGGCCTCTGTGCTGTCATTAAGCAGTTCATTCGTTACACGGAAGAAACCGGCGTACTTCTTAACTTGGTATTGCAAGAGTGTAAATTGAGGCGTTGCTTTTTCACTGATCTTCGCTCCTTCTGCCACTTCGACAAAGCCGGTTTGTTGCGAGCGCTTCTTAAATACACGCGAACCGCTCAATGTCGTTACAGGCTCAACTGTAATAAGGTTTTGCAAAGCGTCTTTGCTTTCGCGAAGCTCGTTAATGCGTGTTTGAATGTCCTGCGGCACCGTGTAGCCGCCGTCCGTATTGCTCCCTTCGCTCATTGCATTGCGGAAGCGTGTGCGGATGTGGTTGACAAATGCTTCTACCTCGTTTTCTTTCACTTGTACAGTCGATTTTAACGGCTCTTTGTTCTCCACTTGCGCTTTTTCTTCCTCATACAACTCTTTCGCGATGTCAAATTTTTCTTGCAAAGCGACAATTTCTTCTTTTAATTGCTTTGCTTCCTCGATTTTGTTTTCAGCCAAAAGTTTACGTGCTTCCTCTTTTTTGTTATTGATTTGTTCCAACAATTCGCGTAGTTCTTTATTCATCCTTATTCCTCCTTCGTTTTTATGCAATAAAAAAGAACTAGATGAGGTCTAGTTCAAGTAACAGTCTTTCTTTTTCGTCTTGTTTGTTTTGTTTATTAATCAATTCCACCGCATTACGAATGGATTGATTAGCGCTATTGACAATCGCGAGACGGTTAAATGCCACCGCGTTCATGCTCGCCACGTCTAATGGTTGATCTTGATACAAGATGCCGTCTGCAAAACCCTCTTTGACCGCTACATTTGCACTCATCCACGTCTCATCGTCCATCATCTGCGAGATTTTGCTACGAGAACGCCCTGTTTTTAATGCGTACGCGTTGACGATCGACTCCTTAATCGTGTCTAAAATGTCCGCAACCTTGCGTAAATCGTGCATGTTGCCGTAAGCGGCCGTCAATGGATTGTGAATCATCATCACCGCCATCGGGCTCATGAGTACCTCATCACCAGCCATTGCAATGACTGACGCCGCGCTCTTCGCCTTGCCGTCAATCTTGACAGTCACCTTTCCGTTGTGTTCCTTTAATGCATTGTAAATGCCGGCTGCCGCAAATACACTGCCGCCATAACTGTCAATCCATACGGTGATGTCCTTACCTTTGAACTGACTTAACTCCTCTTTAAACGCATTAGGTGCCGTCGCTGGCTGACCAAACAATTCATAAATCCATTCCTCGTCATCGTCTACAATATCTCCTTCAATACGCAATTCCACGCTCTCAGGCTCGGTTTCTGTCGCTTGGTTGACGATGAACTTCCAAAATGGCATTAGCCCTCACCTCCTTTCATCCCGTAGTTAGCACCAAGCATACTTAACGGAATGTAGTTTCCATTGGCCATTAACACATCACCATAATCATCAGCAGGCATATCGAGATAGTCACGTGCCTCATTCGGCTTCATGATCCCGTTTTGAACCGCCGTCGATAAACTATCCATCTGCGTCTTAATGTCAGCCCGCAAGATGACATTGACATTAAACTTGAAAAAGTAGCCTTGATTAATTAGCTGGCTACTCAAAATTTTATATGTGATCTCTTCCTCATACTGCTTGAGAATGTAAAGTAACGTATCAACATAAAAAGCCAAGTTCTGCGCTTCTGCCGACGCATAACTTGACTTCTCATAGTCGTTGAGTTGATTTGGTTTGATTCCAAACGCCGCCGCGATTTGCAACGCGGTGTATTTTTTCAACTCGAAAAATTGACTGTCCGTTAACTTGATATTCAACGGTACTAACTTCATCCCTAACGGCACAGGAATGATTTTACCTGCGTTTTTTGAACCATTCGCAAATTGCTCAAATCCTTTAATTAACCGTTCGCGCGCTTCTTGGTTCAAGTCACCTGTATACTCCAACACGGCTTTCCCTGTCAAACCTGTTTTGTACAGGTTGTTCATGAATTTTTGGCTTTCTAGTGCTCCGTCAACAGTTGTTTTCAAAATGTCGCGCACCGGCATGCCGATCAAGCCGTCAAACGTCGATGACGTTTTGAAGTGCATTACTTCGTCACTAGCGAACGTGTATATTTTCCCTGTATGTCTGTCGTTGTATCTGTACCATATCTTATCTTTCGTCCCTAAAACCCCTTGATCGTCCACGATAACCGTCACGTCTTGGCTTGGCATAATCCACAAATCTTTCAGTTGCGGACCTTGAAACCGACACCATACGTAAGCATTTCCATAGTGATTGCGATTCATTTCTACCGTTGACCAAAACACGGTGCTTGTCATATACGGATTTGGTCGTAACTTTAAGATGTTATACAAGTCCATCTTGTCACTTTTCACGATGCCTTTTTCTGTGTTCTGATACATCTTCAACGGTAGTTTTCCTAAGCTTTCCGCTAAAATTTTTAAACAAGCAAAGTACGTTGCTTCTGATAGCTTGTCCTTCGGTGTATCCGGATCAATCCCGAGCCACTCCAGCAGCTTAGGATTCATCATATCTACTCTTTCGTTTTTGAAAAGCCGTTTCAGCCACTTAAACACCTTCTCACCTCCTTACCAACCCATCATTTTGAGATAATCTTCCGTAATCTCATTAATATCAACCGTCTCTGTTCTCGTCATCGCCCGTGTCATCGCGTTAATTACAGCTGCTAACGGGTCGATACGGTCAGTTGATTTATCCTTGTCTAGCATGATATTTTCATTATGATCTTGCCGCACAACAGCATTCCCGACTGCCCAATTTAACACCGGGTTGTCATCGTGGACGATAACAACCCGGTGTTAAATTGGGCA